AGTATCTAGAAGAATTCGCCAAAGGTAAAGATTACGATATCAGAAAACTCCGAGAAGAAGGAAAAGACCATGAAGAATGTTTAAGTGGGATTTCTCCAAGATTCATTATGAACGCTTTGAATATCATCTTAGGAGTAAAGGAAAATCTGGATACAGGGAATCCAGAATATTGCGGTTGTATTACTGCATTAGATATGATTCGTGAAATTCGCAATACCTTTGAACATCATATTGGACATGAGGAGAAGGAGAGAAAAAGATTTGAAGAGCTTCTCATTGCTGATAAAGACTCTATTTTAGCGGAGTACAAAGAATTTGCGAAAAGAGAAGTCAGTAAAGCATTTGTTCATGCCTATGATGACCAAGCAGATGAACTATTTGCTAGGTATATGATCAATGTTTCCGCTGATTGCAAAAACGAAACAGTTCTTGATAAGATAACTGGGGAGTACAAAGAACCAGACGAAGATATTATGAGAGCAATCGAAGAGCAGATTGGTATCCCTCAAGAATCCAAGAAGATTTTCCGAAACGGAATTTTCGTTTACGAAGCAGATGCTTTAAAACAGGGTAAACATTTCACTTGGAAAACTTATCCACCTTTGAAGGATGCAATAGAGAAAAAACTTATGAGTGATCTTAAAAATGTTGTTACGCTTTCTATTGCAGACAGTACAGTTACCAATCCGAAAGCAGAGAAGAGAAGAGAAGCCGCTATGCAGACTTTACTTGAAAAGGGTTACTGTAAGAATTGTGCCAAACACCTTCTGTCTTTTGTAGGAGAACTGCTACGTAGGGAGAACTAAAATGACAATCGTATATCACGATGATTGGAAAATAGATAAAGGCATTAAAGATGCCGCTAGACATAGAAAGAAAGTAGACAAGGCAATCAGGGAGAATATTCAGAATGTCATTGGAGAAGAGTCTATTATCACTAGACCAGATGGTAAGAAAACCGTAAGAGTGCCGATTAAAGGACTAAGAGACTACAAGTTTATTTACGGTAAAGGTGGATCGGCTGGTGTCGGTCAAGGTGATAAGAAAGCTGGTGACGTTCTGGATGAACGTCATAGTAGTAGTGGCAAAGGTGGTGCTGGTAGCAATAAAGGAATTGACTTCATAGAGACAGAAGTTGATATTGATTATCTTCTTGAGATCATGTTTGAAGATCTTGGATTGCCACATTTAGAAGAGAAAGACAAAGCAAGTACAATAGTACATAAGGGATGGAAGACAGATTCCATTTCTAAAATTGGCCCTCTCTCCAGAATCCACAAAAAGAAAACTATGTTGGAAGCAATTAAACGAAACGCTATTTATACTGGAGAAATAAGAGAGCAAACTGGTTGTGATAATGACTCCGCATGTAGAGCATTAAAGCAAGCTAAAGGTGATCTTCTTGAAGCTATCAATATAATTAACGAAGGAAGATTAAATGGAGATAAAGAATCCTCTATCATTATAGATGATATTGATCTAAGATTTAAAACCATAGATGAGGATATAGAAATTTGCTCTAATGCTGTGGTGATCGCAAAGATGGACGTATCTGCTTCTATGGATGTCAAGAAGAAATATCTTGTTAGAAGTCTTCTTTTTTGGTTAGTCGAATTCCTAAGAAGTAAATATGAGCAAGTACATATCAGATTTATTCAACATGCAGAATCCGCTATAGAAGTGGATGAAGATACCTTCTTTAATAGAGGTACTACTGGTGGTACTTACTGTCATACAGCCATTGACAAGGCTATAGAAATGATAGATGCTGAATATCCATTGGACGAATGGAATATTTATAGTGTTTACTGCTCCGATGGAGAAGATTTTAGAGAAGACATGACTGTATCCAGTATTGAGGATCTTCTTGAAAAAGTCAATATGTTTAGCTATATCGAAGTGAAACCTACTGGTGACTATTCTAATTTAATGCCAGCAATGAAGAAGAAATGGAAATTTGAAGAACGTAAAATTGAGAACCAAGGAAACTTTTGGATAAATGAGGAGAAAAGATATTACATGTCAGTAATACGTGACAAGAAACATGTAAGACTTGCTCTACAACATATGCTAAGATTAAAGAAAGAGAAAAGAGGAAAGATATGAATTCAAAAGAACTCAAACGTCTAATAAAAATTGAAGATAGAATTTATGAGATTGCTAGAGAAGAAGGTCTTGAGTTTATACCTATAGAATTTGATATTGTTCCTGAAAACAAAATGCTTGAGATTATGGCATATGGTATGCCAGGGCAAATCTCCAATTGGAAGTTTGGAAGAGACTACGAAAGGCTAAGAACCATTTATGAACACTCCGTAGGTAGTCTTCCGCTGGAAGTAGTTATTACTACAAATCCTGCCAGATCCTATCTAATGAAAAACAATACCTTTGCCGTTCAAGTTTTAACTGTAGCTCATGTGGTGGGTCACGTTACTTTCTCCACAATGAACAAATACCATGAAGAACTAGACAAGGATCTTGTTTCTAAATTGATCGCTGGTGGTAGAAGGTTTGATGACTATGAAAGAAAATACGGCATAGACATAATTGAGAAAACAGTTGATGCTGGACACGCTATACACTTACACTCTTCTCCGTTTGAATCCAATGAGACAGAAGAAGAAAAAAGAGAAAGAATATTTAAACAGAAAAAACAAAAAGCACATGAAAGAACTCCTACTGAATTCGATGATCTATTTGAAACATCTAATAAGGAATTAGAAAAGGCAGAAATAGAAAGAGATCTTTACAATCATAATCTTTGGATGAAGTTGAAAAACCAGATTCCAGTAGAGCCTACAGAAGATCTACTCCGTTTTATTATAGACAACTCCAGAGTTCTATCAGACTGGCAAAAAGACATCCTTGAAATTTTGCGTCAGCAAGGAAGATATTTCTGGCCCCATGTCAAAACAAAATATATGAATGAGGGTTTTGCAACATATTGGCATGAGAATATAATGAGGAAACTCTTCAATGAAAATCTCTTGACTCCAGAAGAACATGCCGAATACAATTATACTAATTCATTCGTTAAAGCTAAGAATCCATTTTCCATGAATCCTTATCTGATAGGAAGTGAGATATGGTATGATATTGTTAAACGATGGGATAGAGGAATGTACGGAGATGCATACGAAGAAGAAACTGATATGGAAGCAAAGCTAAATTGGAATACTGGAGAAATGAATGGAAAAGAAAAAATGCTTGAAGCTCTAAGGACTCATAGCGATTGGTTCTTCATGCAGAATTTCCTAACTGATGAACTTGTAAGAGAGCTTGAACTTTACCTCTATGTAAAGCAAAAAGATTTCTACTCTGAAAAAATAGTAGTAGCGGATAAGACAAAAGAAGAAGTCAGAAATCTTATTATCAAGAGCTTTGCACATTCAGGAATTCCTAAGATCCTTGTCAATGATGGAAGAAGAGAATTGCATCTTGAGCATAGACATGTTGGAATGGATCTTGATCAAGAATACACACAAAAAACTCTGGATCACATAGCCTACCTTTGGGGAGACACCGTTCATTTGAGCACGAAATTTAACAAGGCAAACAAGGTGTATAAAGCCGATTCTCCCTATAAAATAGAAAAAGACGAATAAAATCAATAAGTTACAAAGCAAAAAAAAACTTGACATTCTATCTAAAATAAGGTAGAATGTAAAGTATATCGGCAAAGGTAGATTTTTAATATCTTGACATTTCAACCAAAATAGGGTATGATCATGGAAGAGAGAATTAAAAATTTAGCAAAAAGCATGACAGGTGACGTTTACGAAGTTGCAAAGAAGATCCAGACTATTCTTCTTTGGGATTTGAACCAAAACGTACCATTAAAATTTATAATCGAAAGCATAGCAAAATGACAAACAGAGGAAATACAATCAACGGTGAATTTCACTTTATCTCTTCCAATGTTACGGAAGAAGATAAGGAGTTATTTTTCGGGCCGCTGACTGGAGAAGAAGAGTTTATGGTCATGGAAGACAATTGGAAGATGCCACATATCTTACATGCCGCTGGTATTTTTCCGTCAGTAGTACAAGCTAGAAAAAATCAAAGAGCATTAGGGATTAGTGATTTTATTCCCGATGGGTTTACAGAGCTTGTACGTGGCAAAAACAAAAACCGAAAACGAATTTTTATATTGAATATATAAATGGATATTCCAAAATACAAAAGGCTTTTCGGAATCAAAGTTCCTCTGGAAGAGTTTTCTCCTAAAGAGTTAAAACGGAGATGGAGAATACTTTGTAAAAAATATCATCCAGATCATGGTGGTCTTAAAGAGCACTTTGAATTTGTACAAGAAGCATATGCATACTTGAAGGAACATTGCAAAGGCATTAAAGATAGCAATGCTACGTCCTTTGAATCTATATTAGATGGATATGAAGTCAATTTGGAAAACGGTGAGAGCATGTATATTTGGGATACTGGTTATCCTCCGAATCCAGCAAAGAGACAAGCATATGAAAAAAGACATCCGAATAGATTTAAAGGAAGAAATTTAAATGTCCGTATATAACGAAAGGGAAGACAAATGAAGAATAATGAAGAAGGATGGGTAATTGTAGCGGCTTTGCTAGTGCTTTGTGTTCTTACTCTCATTGGTACTGCAAGCGTTAGTGTAAGCAGGACTGAATTGCTTATTGTTAAAAATTTTCAGATCCACCATAAGAATTTTTATACGTCAGAAGGTGGTCTTTTAATGACTCCTGCTTGGCTGAAAAATGAACTAACAGAAGCCGACTATAAGAATGTTGACTATGTTGGAAACTTTGATAAAGATTACTGGACGTGGAGTAATGGGTTTTTCAAAAATCAATTCTTCTCCGTTGTGGTAAAACACCAAGTAAGAACTGATCCATCCGATGGAGTCAAAAAAGTTTTACTATATGGTGATGAAGACGGAGACTATCTAAATGAAGTCAATTTCAATGTAGGGATACCGCTGGAAATTTCTGTTAGTGATGGTACACATACATTTCATGGTGGACAAGTAAAAATAGAAGGTCGCTGGATGTATGAATATATTTTCGTCATGCCTAATGCCGCTTTACGTGTTAATTCCAGCGTTAACGGCAACGGAGTAAGCGGAAGCATTATCGGAGAAGGGGAATATGGCTCTGGTTGCGGAGATGTAGCGGATATTATGTATGATGTTGCTGGTGGCACAATTGACTATAGCGGTGATATGGGAACCACTCCAAGAATCGAAGCAAGCGGTGGTATGTATCCATATCCTATTTTGAAGCCCATTTTACAGAGAAACGCTACACAAACTTTAGATCCTGTAAATGGAACTGTTAAAGCAGATGACATCATTACTAGTGAAACCGAAACAGGTGTTATCTTTATTACTGGAGATGCCAAAATTACTAACTTAACTGGTTATGGTATTCTGGTAGTAGATGGAATATTTGAGTGTGCTGGAAACCTTGATTGGTATGGGCTAATCATAGTTGGAAATAACATTGTCCTTTCTGGTGGTGGAACAAAAACAATTTATGGTTCCGTTGTAGCCACAGGAGAAGCGGTTGCTATCAATGGCTCTGTAGATATTCAATATGACTGTAATGTATTGAGAGATTTACAAGATAACCATTCACGGTACAAATTGACTAGCTGGAGACAACTATAATGGATAGATCTAACAAGTACGTAAACGAATTCTTTGACCTTACTTGTTATCCTGATATATTGGATATCCTTAACCCGATATCTAACCGTAAGAAAGAAATAACAGAGTCTATGGCAGTAATTAAATACTTGCGTAGACTGGCATTGAAGAATCCAGAGAAGAAATATTTTCTCTATGATTTTTGCGCTGGTAATGCATTGACTTCTGTTACTACGGCTTTCCTGTATAAGAATATTTCTTGTTATGCGATAGATAAAGCAAAAAGAGATAGAAACTGGGATAAAGTAAATCACTTCATGTATCTGCAAAGTGATATTCAAGAAGAGAACTGGGAATACATGTTACATCAAATGAGAGTGGTTTATCCTTTAACAGAAATAATTATAATCGGTGTTCATCCATGCAGGGAGCTAGCAAAGAGAATAATTGATATCTACAATAAATCTAAAGTGGATCATTTGATTCTTATGCCTTGCTGTACTGGTGGAAAGTATAAATTTTCTCTCCCACAAGTCATAAAAGAGAAAGTGGGAGACTATTTAACATGGTGTGTGTACCTCTTAGACCTTGTAGAAGGGAAGAAAAGATTAATAGTAGATGAGAGTATACTATCACCTAAAAACGCCTTAATTATAGCAGATAGGAGCGGAAAATGAAACTTTTTTTAATATGTTCTGGACTAGCTTTGATAGTTGTAGTAATTTGGAATCGTTTTAAACGATACTCTGAAAGAATGGCTATAGAATCACAAATCTTTTCAGATGAACTGAAAAAATCTCTGGAGAAAAGTGCAGAAGAGACTATGAAAATGAAAAGTGGTGAAACTCCATCTGATGAAGATATTGATAAATACTATAGAATGTATTGCAAAAAATTTGAATTGGATACAGAAGACGAATGGACTACCGCAGAACTATTGACATTTGAAGAGTTTGAAAAAGACGCAAAGGATAAAGGATATAGATTTCTAATCTCAATGACTAGTGATGCTTTTTCTTTTGATCCATCTACTGGTCAGTCAGTTATGTGGAGATATATAGATTATGAATCAATGATTGACGAAGATTATCATTTCGATCAAGAAACCATAAATAAACAACTAGATATAGAATAGCCGCTGTAGCTCTTAACGGTAGAGCGTCTGACTTGTAATCAGAGGGTTGGGGGTTCAAATCCCTCCAGCGGCTCCAGAGCAAAAATGTTCACAAAAATGAAGAAGAAAACAAGTTTTCGGAAGAAACAACCATTACATAGATGTCCTAAATTCCAGACATGTGTAATGGATTGTCATCATAGAGAACCACATGAACCTGATAAATGGTGTTTCGCTAGACATATAGATGATGTGTTTGAAAATAATCCAGAATGTCCTTCATGTGTAGAAGAAATAAAATCAGATATTACTTTTTTTCCAGAGGACTTTGAAATAGAATGACACCAAAATTCATATGTTGTCCAGAATTAAAAGTCTATAATGACATGGGCTGGAATTCTGATAAAGGTGAATTTGTACATACAGGAATATCTACATGCGAATGTCTTGCATATCAGCAAGGAAGAAAATGCAGGAACAGAGGACGTTGTATTATTGCTAGAGAAGACGAAACTTGGATGCAAGTAAATTCAAAAAGTTGGGGAGTATAAGCACCTGTAGCTCTAACGGCTAGAGCATTGGACTCCAAATCCAAGTGTTGAAGGTTCAAATCCTTCCAGGTGTGCCAGAAAAAAAGCAGAAGAGAATTACTTCTCCTCTGCTTTTATTTATTTCTTACATATAAACCCAAACTTTGTTATACTTATCCCATTGATCATATGGGTTCTCTCCACCTATTACATAAATTCTTCCTCCAAATTCACAAGCTCTTGCGTATGCAATTGGAACTGGAAATGGATCAATACTAGTGAAACTGCTAAAATTAGTAGTTACTAAACAAGTTCTAAAATCTTGTCCATAATAACCACCACCTATTAACCAATGTGTTCCGTTTGCTTGACTAGCCCAAATTAATTTGGTAGGATTTATTTCGTGAATATATGAAGGTAAATCCCAAGGATAAGATTGTACTCCCCATTGTAATCCATTTTGAGTTATAAATACCCAGTTTTGTCCTTTAATTTTTAGCATAACAAACTGAGCTATCTGACCCAAACCTTGTATCGTATAATCCCAAGAAGGTTGCCAAGTTGAACTTGAAAATGTAGGTATCAGAACTATAGGTTCTGTATCTGCTACATATTGCCATCCATTATCAGTCCAAGTATATGTTCCGTTTTGCCAAAGATTTCTGTCTTGTGTTTTTCTTTGTAGAACAGCAGGAATTGGATCACCATGAGAAAGAAGTTGCCAAGGCCCACCACCTTTAGTTATTTCTTTTTTATAGATAACTTGGTGATTTGATAACAAAGCAAAAGCAGAATTTCCAACTTCAAAAGCTTTCCACCATAGACCTATTGCTGTATTTCCTCCTTTAGTGTTTCCAGCACTTCCCCATCTTATCTGAACTCCTTTTGTTGTAGCACTTCCACTAGAAACCCATTGAGCGGTTTGTTTACCTCTTTGACTAGTAAGAACTCCTCCTCCAAGAACATAGGCTCTTCCTTGAATAGTTTTACCGACTCCTTCTAAATGTGCGTTATCCAAATCATTGTCTATTCTTTCCCAGTTTACTGCATCTGAGCTTCTCCATACAGCGGCACTTGGAGCTTTCCCACCTGGTACGGTAACTTCTCCACCAGCCACTATTAAATCTCCAAGTTGATCAAAATATGGAAATCTACTTCCATAAAATGGTATTTCTCCTACTTGTTGCCATCCCATAATTTTTTCCTCCTATATTAAATTTCTTTTCTCATTATTATTTATCTTTTTTTTCTAAAACAGAATTTTTTGGATAACTTATTATAAATATAACTAGAATAAGTATATGAGGTTTATATATGGCTATACGATATGATGACTTTGTAAAACGACCTAACGAAGAACTTGAATATACTCCAGAACAGATTGAAGAGTTAATGAAATGTAAGGAGGATGTTCATTACTTTGCTATAAAATATATTAAAATTGTTACTCTGGATCATGGAGAAGTATCTTTTGATCCATATGAATATCAAGTAACTACAATTGACTTACTCCATAAAAATAGATTTTTCGTGGGGCTATGGGCAAGACAGTCTGGAAAGACTACAGTAGTTTCTATTTACGCTTTGTGGTATGCGATATTCCATCCTTTAAAGAATGTAGGTATTGTCTCCAATAAAGAAACTTCCGCAAAACGTATTCTGGATACAATGAAGAGAATGTATGAAAGGTTGCCAGTCTGGTTGAAACCAGGCGTCACAGAATATCAAAAGACCTCCGTACATTTTGACAATGGCTCTAACTTAATCATTTCGGCTACTACTGCCGATGCCTTTAGGGGCTGGCCCATGAACCTAGTCATTTGTGATGAGTTTGCTTTCGTGCCTGGAAATCAAGCAGAAGAGTTTTGGGCGGCTAACTATCCTACACTATCATCCTCCAAAACATCAAAGCTGATAATTATTTCTACTCCTAATGGTATGTTCAATATCTTTCATAGGATCTGGACTCAAGCTCAAGTAGGAGATAACGAATTCAAACCGTTTAAAGTCATTTGGGATCAGGTTCCAGGAAGAGATGAAGCTTGGGCTTCTACAGAAGTAGCCAATATGGGATTGCAAGCGTTCAATCAAGAATATGCTTGTAAGTTTTTAGGATCTACCAATACTGTTATTCATCCAGAATGTCTACGTACTTTAATGAGCATGGATAAAGAACCTATCTTCTATGATCTACAAGATAGACTTAGACTTTGGGAGAAGCCAAAAGAAGGAGCATGGTATATTTTGGGGTGTGATCCAGCCAAAGGTACGGGGGAAAATGCTTCTGGTATCCAGATCCTAAAGATTAATTCCGTCAATCCCATAGACCTAGACCAGATAGGAGTCTTTGAAGACAACCTAACTGATGTCTATGAGTTCTCCCATATCATAAACAAGCTCTCCTATTACTTTAACAATGCCTTTATCATGTGCGAAAATAACGGAGAAGGAGCGGCAGTAATAGCGGAGCTTTGGTGGCACTTTGAAAATGAGAACCTAGTCAATTCAGGTAGTAAAAAGAAAAGCCTTGGTATCCGTTCACAGAAAGACACAAAACCAAAAGCAGTACTTCTAATGAAGAAGGTTATAGAGGACGGTAGTATAAGACTCAGAGACAAGGAAACTATTGAGCAATTAGGATCATTCATAGAAGAGAAGAACAAATTTTTCGGGAAAGATAAACCAGATGATTTAGTTTCTGCTTTATATTGGGGAACTTATGTCTTTATGATGAACATCATAGATGAGGAATTCAAGTTCAAAAAAAGTAAAATGGACACGAATGATGCATGGGGTATCTTGTCAGATATAGAAGATGATATAGATGATTGGAGTTGGCTAACTAAATCAACAATTTGGGATCAATAATAATTAAAAAAATATAAATAGTATTGTAAGAGTACACTTTTTTTCGGAGGAATTATGGATTTAATAGAGAAGTATTTAGGAGAAGGAAGAGATGTAAGAGGAATTGTTAAATCTGGAAAAGTACCTCTAGATACAGACATTGACTTCCAGAGACAAATTTTGAATCAGTCTTACCATTCTAGAAAAAGCCTTGCGGCAGGAAATATGATATCAAAAGCACTAGGAGCCAAAAGAACCACAGAACCAGTCTCTCAAGAGGAAATAGAAAAGATATATAAAGAGTCAAAGAAATATTGGAAGGAAGGTGGGGAGTATATCAAAGTAGAAGGAAAGCCTGTTTTTCTTGCATTGCATTTCGATAATCATAATCCATCTCAAGGCCAATATTATGCTTCATATTCTTGGGGAGGATGGGTAGGTTCTACTAAGATATTCAAAAAACCTGACCAAGCTATGAAAGCTATAGAAAAACAATTAATGAAGACAGTTAAAGAAAAGGGATCTTTAAGATCTGGAAACCTTCCTGCTTCATGGAGAGAATAATGGACATTGTAGACAAACTGGAACTGTTTGAAGCAAGACCTAAATGGGCTAAAGGAAAAAACATACCAGCTAAATTTGATCCTAAAAATCTACCAGACTTTGGAGAGGATTTCTATAAAGGGGTCGGTGGACAACGATTAAATATTTCCGATGACGAACTAGATAAAATATTAGGGAAGAAAAAGAAGAAGAAAAAGAAGAGGAAAAAATAATGGATATAGTAGATAGATTAGACATGTACGAAGCGGAAGCAAAGTCATGGGGAGGAGCACTAGCAAAAAAACATCTTCCTAAAAAAGTACATTCGCTTCTTAAAAAGAAATTAGAAAAACTTGAAAAGGAACATGGATATGTTTCTACTTCCATGCTTACCAAAAAAGAGCGAGAACAACTGGAGAAAAAGAAATAATGGCACTAGACATTAGACAATCTAAGGCTGATTTAGCCGAAAGAATTAAAAGACGGTTAGGACATCCAGTAGTAAAAGTAGAATTAGATCCTCAACAAATATATGATGCTATTGACTATGCAAGAGACAAGTGGATCAAGTGGGCTGTAGGTCAAGCTACCGCTGAAACATTTTTTACAGTTGTGCTTTCCGCTGGAAAAGTTTTTTATGATCTTCCATTGGGAGTGACAGAAGTAGTTGACTACTATGATAACGGAATTGGTCTTACTGGAGGGATAAACACTTTATTTACTCTGGATAATTTTCTTTATACTAGAGATACTGGAATATACGCTTTTCTATGGAACAGAGGATATGACTATAGTTTCGTTAGTTACCATTTAGCATTGGATTTTCTGAAAACATTAAAAAGATATACTCCTACAATCTATAACTACAAATATCATCCTTTTACAAACCAAATAGAAGTACAACCAGCCCCTCCATGTGGAAATGCTTTAGAGATTCCTGTAAGTGGTAGAGAATGTGATGGAACTCTTGTTACCACTACAATTGACTCACCAGGTTTTATTCTCTTGAGAACTTTTATGATTGAAGGTAGTCATTATTCTGGAATGGAAACGGAAAACAGAAACGCATCTCCTTGGAGAAGAAAACAAGACTCCAGACATAGCGGAAATATGAATGAAAACTTCTTTGTTTCAGATTGGATTTTTGACTATGCACTTGCGGAGTCCAAAATAATCTTAGGTAGAATACGAAGCAAGTTTGCTGGATTTACTTCTATAGGTAATACTGGAATTGACTTAGACGGAGCGGATCTAATATCGGAAGGAACTACCGAAAAAGAAAGACTGGAGGAGACTTTGAGACTTGAAGAAAACTATGAAGGATATCCCATTTTTTGGGGTTAAGGAGGACTAATGAGTTTAGTAGACAAATATCTAGGTGAAGGTAAAGTAGATATGGGTAGAGCATATGATAAAGGATTAAAAGATTTGAAATATGCCGCTACTCCAGAAGAAGTTAGAAAAATTATTAAAAAGTACAAAATGAAATTATTCAAATCTTCAAAACAGAAAGCCGTTAGTGGTGGAGAACTTGAGAATTTCATAATTGATTGGGATGGATATAGAATAACACTTGCTGATATAGGAAAAGCGGCTGTTGAAAGACAGAAAAAATACGGAAGACATATAGATAGATTTGGAGTTGCCCATATTTGGAAAAATGAATCAGTTAGTGAAGGTGGGCCATATCGTGGTATGAGTGTTCATGGTTTAGCTAGTCATATTAAGAAAAAATACGGAAGAACAATTAAATCTAATGATCTTATGAGACTAATGGCAGAAGAGGGGCTTCATGGTGACGATGACTGGGCTGATATGGAAGACGCTTTAAGAGCCGTTGGTGTTAAGATAAAATAAGGAGAGAATAAATAATGAGAACATTCAGAAATTTTATAACAGAAGGATCTGATAAAGACGAAAATATATACAATGAAATTATGGATTTTTTTGCAGACAATCCTAATCCACCAGATGAAGAGGTACATGACCTTGCTGAAAAATTAGGCATGGACGCTCACAAGTTTGAAAGATATATCTACTCTGTACTGGGGTCTATATTGGGTACTGGACAAGCAAAGAAGAAAAAAATAACAGAAAAAGATGTTGACAAGAAAGAATTGGAGATGGGAATAAAAGTAGAAATGGAGCATACAAAAAATAAAGCTATCGCTAAACGTATAGCATTAGACCATTTAGCGGAGTTGCCAGATTACTACTCAAGATTAAAGAAAATGGAAGGTGAACATTAAAGGAGGTAAAGATGTCAGAACATAGCAAAATTTTGGAGAAGTATGAAAAGATGTTTGAGGATGGTAGTGCCTTTAAACCCATTCATATCAATCAACCAGAACCAAGTATAGGTTCAATAACAGGAGCAGTAGAAGAGAAACCAAATATACCTTTAGGTCAGCAAGTAGTAAAAGAAGAGTTTATGGATGATCCTCATACTGATTACACTCATTTCGATGAGACAATGCAAAGTAGGATTAATGAGATGAGAAACAAAAATCCACACAATAACAATCCGAATGTTAGTGTGCAAAATAATGGTGATTATAGAAAGCTTGAGAAGAGAATTGAAATGCTGGAGCAAGCTTTAACACTAGTCATGGAAACTCAAACAAAGTTAATCAAAGAAGCTAAATGAAATCACACAAATTAACAAAGCCAAAATGGGATTTACACCATTTACAGAATAACGTAGAACATGATCTATTTGAATCCGTAATCGTAGAGTTTACGGATATATCAGGAATAGAGTGTTTGTACTATATCAGAGATCAGCAAGTTAAAAAAGATTACTTCTATGGTGAATCAGATAGAACAAGATATCTGGAACCAAAGTTAACACGTTTGATATATGAGCCTACGGAGGAACCTTCTCTAACTACTGGATTTGGTATATACTCAGAAGAGGTAATTTCATTTGCTTCAATTCCGAAACTGACATTGACTAGAGATGTTAGTGCTGGATATCATCCGAAGCCTGGAGATGCAATCATAACGCTATGGAATGACAGAGCCTATGAAATAGCAGACGTTGGAGAAGAAGAAAAGATTTTCCAATTGAAGAAAATGATTTGGGGATTTGTTCTAAGACCTTACCGCTTTAGCGAAGAATCAGAATCAGCGGAAAGAATTGCAAGGTTCAATAGAGAACCAAGTCCTCCGTTGGATACTGACAGAGATAAAGTCGATGGTGTGGACGATGACGATCCTACAATTCCTGTAAGAGAAACAGGAACATTGACTACTCCGTTAACTGCATACGGAGATAATAAACCGCTTGAAGAAGAAAGCGATGAAATTTTTGATTATGATAAGGACATAGATATTGACTCAACAATATATGGATTTTAAGGAGAAGTAATATGAGATTCAAACATTATTTAACAGAAGGTGGGAAATACAATCTTAATGTGGCTAAAGTGCCGCTGGATAAGGCAAGAGCTTATGCAGAGAAAATCTTTGGAAGTAAAGAAGCACTAGACAAAGCTATTCCAAAATTTGATACTAACTATCAAAGACTTCAAGACTTGTACAAGAAAGAAGCTCTGAATATTCCAAGGATAAAGATGCCTGTCATCGAACCAGAGGACATGAAGAAGTTCGATGAGAGATTGAAAAAAGGATCAATTGATATCTTCAAGCCTTTTGCATTAAGCAAAGCCGAATATGAGAAGATTGCTAAAAAGGAAGGAGATACTTGGATTCAGCTAGGACAAAAAGATGGTAATCCAGATGACGATAAGATTCTTGCTAAATGGACATCCCTACCAGGTAGTCAATTGAAACCGTTGCAGGGTCAGCTATGGCTGGAGAAGTTAGTCGGCAACATTAATAAATGGGGAGCACCTAAAGCTGGTTCTCCTGTTTTGAAGACTACTATCATTGTATCTAAAGAAGGATATATTTTAGACGGTCATCATAGACATGGACAAGTAATGCTTGCTGATCCAAGCTTGAAGATGCAAGCTCTACATATACCACTAGACATTAAGACATTGCTTAAAATGGGAAGAGCCTACGGAGATGCAATTGGCAACAAACCGAAAGCATAAAGGATTTAATCATTATTGCGCTAAACATGAGATTTGGTATCATACTTCTAAGCACAAGAGTTGTCCTAAATGTAAGAAGGAGAAGAAGTAAATGAAATTCTTAAAATACCTGAAAGAAGGTGCAGGAAGATTTGAGTATATGTCTAAAAGAGATCAAGAGCAACACCGTTCTCTTGAAAGCCTAGTCAAAAGCAATAATGGTATATTCAAAAGTACTAAACAAAAATGGTTTCTAACAAAAGGATGGGAGTATGGAGATAAAGTAGGTGGAGGAAAAGATCCAACATTTAGAAGCTCTGCCGATGTAAAGAAGCTTAGAGGAATTAGCGGTGTCAAAGATGGAGAATATGTTGTCCATATAAATGCAGTAATGATATTTGGTAAAAAAGGTGCTGGACAAGGCACTAGGCGTTTAGAATGGGTGTATATAGTTGATGACGTAGGTGTAAGAGAGAAGTATAAGTTAGGATTTGAATACTATAAACGTGGAGGATCTGGACTTGATCTTAGCAAGACAAAAAGAGAATGGAAACGTGACGAAAAAGATCCTAGAATACAAGACTTCCAAGAAGATGTCGCTCAAGAAAAAGTAGGAAAACTAAAAAAGAAACTTCTGAATAAACAAGCTCTTAAAAAGAGCGATTATGTAGGTGTTATAGGTGAGAGAGTAAAAGGATTGGAAGTAGAAGTAATACGTAAACATTCATTTGAAACCAGATTTGGCTGGAGTTCTATTACTGTTATGAAAGACAATGAAGGGAATATGATTCAACATTTTGGAACCAATAGACTTTCCAAAGGAGACAAAAAGAAAATAGATTTTACAGTCAAAGACCATGAAGTAGCAGAAATAAATAAATGGAATGAAGTTCCTTATAAATTTACATCAGTACAAAGAATAGCGATATCAAAAGAGTAGGAGAGTAAAATGAAAAAATTTCAAAACTATATAACAGAAGCACTAAAAGGTGGGTTGTTTGACGAATATTCAAAACTTCATAGAAGTCTTATGAATACAATG